GATGAATAATCTAACTAACGAAGATCATATGTGTCTAATGTCAAGGTATAAGGACAATCACTTTGATTTGGCTATTGTAGACCCTCCTTATGCTTTAGGTTTTAGCTCTTATAATAGAACAAACAAAACAACAAACGGAACAAGAATAAAAGCAAACAAATACAAAAATTCTGATTGGGATAATGAAATTCCTAAAGAAGAATATTTTAAAGAGCTAAAAAGAGTATCAAAAAATCAAATAGTTTGGGGAGGTAATTATTTTCCTTACTTATGGAAAAATGGATGTAAAGGTTTTATATTTTGGAAAAAAAATAATCCTGTTCCAAATTTCGCAGATGGCTAGTTAGCATATACATCTTTTAATAAAGTGGCTAAATGTTATGAATTTAATTATTATGGTAATATAGAGGGCAATACATCTGCAAGTAAAAAGTATCATCCAACACAAAAGCCTGTTAAATTATACGAATGGCTGTTAATGAATTATGCTAAAGAGGGTGATAAAATACTTGACACACATTTAGGTAGTGGCTCAATAGCAATAGCTTGCCATAACTTAGGCTTTGATTTGACAGCTTGTGAATTAGATACAAACTATTACAACGCAACTATCAAACGAATTAAACAACATAAATCTCAATTAAGATTAATATAAAATGAATAATCTTAAAAACATAAATACCGATATTTGGTATTACGATGAAAAGTCAGCTAATAGAGCTGTTGATTTTATCGAGATGTTTTGTAAACACGTTAAAGGAGATTTAGCTGGTCAAAGGTTTATTCTAGAGGATTGGCAAAAGGATGATATTATTAAACCTCTTTTTGGTTGGAAGTCAAAGAAAACTAATTTAAGAAAGTTTCGCCAATGTTTTGTCTTTATCCCTCGTAAGAACGGAAAGACTAATTTGATGGTAGGTGTAGCACTCTATATGCTTTTCTCTGATGGTGAGAAAGGAGCTGAAATTGTTTCGGCAGCAGCCGATAAAGAACAAGCAAGATTAAGTTTTAGTATAGCAAAGCAAATGGTTTTACAAGAACCTGAACTTATCAAAAGAGGTAACACTTATCGAGATTCAATTACCTACGATAAGGTTGGTTCGTACTACAAAGTAATCTCTGCTGACGCTGACACTAAACACGGTTTAAACCTCTCTTGTTGTTTACTAGATGAAATTCACTCGCACAAGAATCGTGACCTCTACGATGTGTTACTCACGAGTATGGGAGCTAGGAAAGAGCCGTTGATGCTCGGTATTACGACAGCAGGAGCAGGACATCAGAAGGACCACATTTGTAAAGAACTTTATGATTATGCTAAACGACTTATTGATGGTAGTATCGAGGATGATTCATTCTTAGGCGTTGTTTACGAGGCTGATAAGGATGATGATATTTTTGACGAGGAAGTTTGGAAAAAAGCTAATCCAGGCTACGGAACTATCATCACTGAAGAGTATATGAAGCAACAATCTGTAAAGGCAAAAAACGAGCCTTCATACGAAAACACCTTCCGTAGACTTCACCTTAATCAATGGGTAGCCAACGAATCTAGGTGGATTAGTGACGAAAAATGGATGGATTGTGATGGAATGGTAAATGAACGATATTTGAAAGGTAAAGTTTGTTATGCAGGTTTAGATTTAGCTTCAACTAGAGATATTACTTCACTATCTTTACTTTTCCCTGATGAAGAAGGTGGTTACGATATTATTTCATATAACTTTATACCTGAAGAGAACGCTCACAAACGCTCAGAGCGAGATAAGGTAAATTACTCAAAATGGGCTAGAGAGGGTCACGTTATCCTAACTCCTGGTGATGTTTGTGATTATAATTACATTAAGCAAAAGATTAGAGATTTAAGCGAGATATACGATATACAAATGATAGCTTACGATAGGTGGAACGCTTCACAGATTGTAATAGACCTAACTGAAGAAGGTTGTCCTATGATTCCTGTAGGGCAAGGATATAAAACTATGAGTCCAGCAACAAAAGAATTTGAATCGCTAGTCCTTAGTGGCAAATTAAGACACGGAGGTAATCCTGTGTTAAGGTGGATGATGTCTAACATTGTACTAACTTACGATGCAGCAGGAAATGTAAAACCTGATAAATCTAAATCGAATGAAAAGATTGATGGTATCATTTCTTGTATAATGGGATTAAGCGAGGCTATGCAAAACAAAAACGGTGGAAGTTCAGGTTATGATACAAAAGAAATATTCTTTATCTAAGAATGAAATAATAGTTCAAGAGCAAAGCACGATTAAAGATATTTGTGCAAGTGTTTTGGCTAACAATAAAGATTTACATCTAATTAACGATTTAGTTCAAGATGTTTCTCTTATCCTCCTATCTCAAATGGAGGAAACTATACAATCTTTATACGAAACAAACCAATTTCGATTTTTTGTGGCTCGTATCGTTACAAATCAAGTTTTAAGTAACACAAGTCCATTTCACAATACTTATCGCATTAAAGAGCCTAAAACAGCCTTTATTTATGATGATTACGATAAACTTCCTGATGAATTGTGGTTAAATATGCTCAAAATAGATGATAATATAGCATATCTTAGGTTTGAATATGGATTAAAAATAAAAGAAATAGCAACAATTAATGGTGTTAGTACTCGTTATGTGTACAAGAAATTAGCTAAATGTTTAAAAAATATCAAAAAAAGTATTGAAAATTAGTTCATACTTTGAGTGTTTTTACTATTTACTAATGTAATACTATTTACAAAACGACAGATTTGGGTATATTTGATTTTTTAAGAAGAAAAGATAATTCCTCTGATTCAGAGAAGAGAAGTATCTATGGTCAAACTATTTTAGGTACTACTTTTGATAACTCTTCAGGCGAAATAGTATCTAAAGAACAAGCCCTTAGAGTTTCAGCAGTATGGTCTTGTGTTAGAGTTTTATCTGAAACTATAGCTTCCCTTCCTATTTCACTTTATGAAAAAGATGAGAACAATCAAAAGAAGGTCAAATCTGACAATCCCCTAAACGCCCTTATAGGTCAACAACCATCACCACTATTTAATTCGTTTATGTTTTTTGAGCGAGCAATGGTGGATTTAAGTTTAGATGGTAATTTTTATGCTTATATTGAGCGTAACAACGGAGGTTTTCCTATCGGACTTCACCCAATCCAATGCAATGATGTTGATGTTTATATATCTCCGAAAGGAAGGGAAGTTTTTTACGATATAACTCAAAGCGATTCAGAAAACATTTATCCTAAACTTGGTAGAGTTAAAGGTATAGATATGATTCACGTTAAAGGTTTATCAACGAGTGGTATAGAGGGTAAATCTCCAATACAAATGGCTGCTGAAACTTTAGGTATAGCCTTAGCTTTAGACAAGCACGCAGGTTCTTACTTTAAAAATGGCTCACAGCTAGGAGGTATTCTTAAACACCCAGGAACTCTTAAACCTGAAACAGCAAAACGACTTAGAGAGTCTTGGTCTAACAACTATTCAGGAACTAATAATACAGGTAAAACTGCTATTCTTGAAGAGGGAATGGATTTTCAAGCTAGAACTATACCGAATAATCAAGCTCAGTTTATTGAAAGTAGACAATATCAAATCTCTGATATTTGTCGTATATTCAGAGTACCTAACCATCTCGTTAACGATTTATCTAACGCTACCTACTCTAATATCGAGGCACAGCAAATCGACTTTGTGGTACACACTATCACGCCTTGGATTAAGCGTATTGAATCTGAATTGAACGCTAAACTCGTTCCATTTAAAAACAGAGGTACTGAATACTTTAAATTTAATTTAACAGCTATACTTAGAGGTGATTCTAAGGCTAGAGCTGATTACTATAGAACTTTAGTTAACATTGGTGTTATGTCACCTGATGAGGTTAGAAAACTTGAGGACTTAAATAGTGTAGGTGGAGCTTCTGAAGATTTCTATATGCAATCTAATATGTTACCTATAAACCGATTAGGAGAATCTACATCAAGAGAGGAACTTAATGAAAACATTAATGAAGATGAAGAATAATAAAGAAATTAGAGTTTACTCTACTGAGTGCGAGGTTCGGATGGATGAAAGTTCAGATGTAATCAATGTTAGTGGGTACGCTTCGCTATTTGAACACGAAAGTAGAGATTTAGGTTTTTACGAAACTATATCTCGTGGTGCTTTTGATGGTCGATTAGATGATAACGTAATCTTAACTTACAACCACGATATGAACGCTATCTTAGATAGAAACCAAGGTGGTACGTTAAAACTTTCAGTTGATGAAAGAGGTTTAAGATACGATGGAACATTACCAAACACTTCTACGGGTAGAGATGTCGCAGAACTAATGCGTAGAGGCTTGCTTTATGAATCATCATTTGCCTTTACGGTAGAGGAAGATGAATGGAAGGAAGATGGTGATGTGTATAAGAGAAACATAACTAAAATCGGAAGATTGTTTGATGTTTCTATTGTTGGTGTTGGTGCTTACGCTAATACTGATGTAGCTTTACGTTCTTTAGAGCAAATTAAAGTAGATGCTAAAGACTTAGAAGCTAAAACTAATAGCGATAGTGAAGAAACACTTATGAAAATCAATCAATTACAAAACGAATTAAAACTAAAAAGCAAATTTTAAAGATGGAAAATTCTGTAGAATTAAGACAAGAGCGTGCAGGTTTAATTCAAGAAGCTAATGTTATGTTAGAGGCTTGTAAAACTGAATCACGTAAATTTACTGAAGATGAGCAATCTTCTTACGATGAGAAAATGAATCTTATCGACAAATTAAAAAAAGATATAGAAATGGTTGAAAGACAAGAAAAATTGAACGCTGAGATAGCTTCAAAATCATCTACACCAACACCAAGTAACGAAAAAGAAGTAAGAAACTTCTCTTTCTTTAAGGCTGTAAATGACTTTACTAACGGGAAGTTAGAAGGTTTAGAGCGTGAAATGCACGAAGAAGCTGTAAACGAAGCACGTTCAGCAGGTCGTACAATTAACGGATTAGGTATTCCTTCTTTTATGTTGGAATCTCGTGCTAATGTTACTCAAGCAGGTTCAGGTATCGCTCCTACAAATGTATTAGGATTTGCTGATGCAATGAGAGAAGCATCTGTATTTGACAAAGTTGGTGCTACTATACTAACTGGTTTAAGTGCTAATACTACAATCCCTGTAACAGGAGCTTCTTCTGTAGAGTGGGAAGGTGAGGTTGACGCAGCAGCAGATGGTGGTGCGCAATTCGGAAAAGTTGAATTGACTCCAACTCGTTTAGCTTCTTATGTAAACATCTCTAAGCAATTATTGTTACAAAACGGAGCAGCAGCAGAGCAAGCTATCATTCGTGACTTAGGTCGTGCAACAGCACAAAAAATGGATGCAGCTATATTTAAAACAGCTGGTGTTACAGGTGCACCTGATTCTTTAGGTGAATTAGCTACAGGTACATTTACTGAGGCTTCTTATGCAGCAAACGCTTCTATTATGAATGATTTTGTTGAAGCTGAAACTGTTTTAGCTGAAGCAGGTGGACTTTTAGGTAACTTAGCTTATGTTGCTCACCCTGCATTGATGGCTGACTTAAAGCGTTCTGCTCAAGTTGCTTCTGTTACACCAGGTATGCAAGGTTCTTTAATTAATGGCTACCCTACTTACTTCACTAATGGTTGTACTAAAACTGGTACTGCATCAGCTGATTTCTACTTCGGTGACTTCTCTAAATTATATATGGGAATGTTCGGTGGACTAGATATTATGGTAGACCCTTATTCTGTAGCAGTAAACGGTCAGACTAGATTGGTTCTTAACCAATATATGGACTGGGGTGTTTCTGATGCAGCAGGATTTGTTAAAGCTGTTTCTTTAATAGCATAGTAATAATTACTATTTAATATATAGGAAGGCTCTTCGGGGCTTTCCTTTTATTACTCTTTTTATAACTCAATATATGTATCTTAATCCAAATACAAACACACAAGGTGATTTAGTTTTAGTGGATAACCCAACTACTAAGGTAGTTTCGGTTCCTGATATTAAATCTCACCTTAGAATTGACAGTTCGGATGAGGAAGCTTTATTGGGATTATATATAGATGCTGCAACAGAGATGGCTGAACACTATTGTAATCGCCACTTTATTACACACGAATATAAGTTATACTTTAGTTCTGTAGTATCGCAAGCATCTTTACTTTTCCCTGATTGTGTTTTAAAGACTCAAGGGTCTAACAAACCAATTCATTGGATAGATTCAGGTGGAACAGAACAAGAGTCAACAGAGGCTTATATTGATGCTTATTCTAATCCATCTATAGCTTACTTAAATAGCAATTTCACAATCCCTAAATTAAAAGAAGATTCAGCTAATTCATTTTGGATTGAATTTAAGACAGGTTTTGGAGATGCAGCTACAGATGTACCTGATGCTATTAAACAAGCGATTAAATTAATCGTAAGCGATATGTACTATTTCAGAGAGGATAGGAAACGAAGATTTCCAATGGCTTCTGAGATATTACTTCAACCTTATAAATGTTATCACTAGATGGCTTTCATAAGTAAAATACAAGCTGGTGAGTTTAACAAACGCATCATCCTTAAATCAAAAACTGCATCGCAAGATGCTTTTGGTGGTATTACAAGCAGTCTATCTACTCAAGCAACTGTATGGGCTAATAAGAATGTAAAGACGCTTAGAGATGTTAAGGAGAAGTTTGAGGGTAACGAGTTACAATCTTATTCGAGATTTGTTTACACGATTAGATACTCTACACAAACAAAGACTATAAAGTCTAATTGGATTTTAGAAGAGGTTGATACGGGTGATAAGTTTGATATAATAGGATTTGTTGTAGACCCTAGAAAAGAGTTTATTGAAATTTTTGTAAAGCAAGATTTACCAACTGCATCACCAGTATAAAAAACTTTAATTATGCCAAAATCTAACCCTAACAGAATAAAGGTAGAAGGCTTAAATGAAGTTAAACGTGCTTTAAAGAAGCTAGGTTATTCGGTAAAAGAGTCAAGGTCGTTAGTTAACAAATCTCTAAGACCAGCAGCTCAGAAGGCTAAAAAGGCTTTAAAAGGTAAATATAAGTACAGAACAAAGAATAAAGTACCAGGTCAAAGATATGATGCTTCGACTAAAACTAAAATAGTAGGGAAGTCAATAGCAGACTCAATCGGCTTAAAAACAGCTAAACAGTCTAAATTCCCAAGCATATATGTAGGTACTATAATAAAAAGACTTAATCCTACTTGGGTTAAAGGCAAGAAGAGTAAAAACCTTCCTGCGATGTTAATTGAGGGAACTAAAGAGAGATTTCACAAAAGTGGAAAGTCAGTAGGTCGAATAAGCCCTATGCACGATTTCCCAAAAGAGGTTGTAGACCAAAAGGGAACAGATATAGCAAACACAGCACAAAGAGATGTGATGAAGATGCTAGACAAAATGATTAAACAAGCTGGATTTAAGTAAAATATGTTCGCAGTAATAGGAAAACAAATAGTAACTAAGTTAGAAGGCACTTCAGCTTTTACAACTGCTAACGGAAGCGATAAAGTGTTTCCTGTTATTATACCTCAAGGCGTAGTATATCCAGCGACCACATTCGAGATAATGAATGTAAGTAATTTTATTTCAAAAGGAAGTTCATTAGATTCTTGCGATGTTTCGATAAGAATAGCTTGTTTCTCTGATGACTACTTAACAACATACAATCAAGCTAAAGCTGCTGTAGAGGCTTTAGATTTGTTTGAGGTGACTTACACCGAAGATAGCATATCTTATACTGCAAAGTTTAGGTTTGAAACCTTAGATGATGAATATTTTAAGAGTGCTGAAAAGTTCTACAAAAACATAATTTTTAACTGTCTAATAATTAAAAACTAAATAAAATGGCAATTAGTAACGCAACAGATATTGTATTATCAGTAACTACAGGTGGTTCTTATCAAGCAGTAGCACACGCAACTTCAGCTTCATTATCAATGAGTATGGATTTGAGAGATTCAACAACTAAATCAAGTGATGGTTGGTCTGAGTCGCTTGGAGGATTAAAGTCTTGGGAAATGAGTGGTGACGCTTTCGTAGAGATAGGTTCTATTACAGGAGCAGATATAGAAGAATTATGGACTATTTGGTCTCTTGGAGCAGCCGTAGCAGTAAAGTTTGGTGATTCAGGTATGGAATACACAGGAAACGCTATTATAAATTCAATTTCTATTGATGCTGGTGTAGAAGAAAACGCAACTTATTCTATTTCTTTAACAGGTACAGGTTCACTAGCTAAATCATAGTATTAACTTTTAAATCCATTAATTATGGCAATCAAAAACGCATCGGATTTATTAGTTTACAAAACAGTTGTAGCAACA